CCTCCCGTATTTTCTTTCCACCTTCGCGCGCCGTGCGCCCGAAGGCGCGAGAAATTTCTTTTTGCGTGCGTGCAGTTGCTTGATCGTCGCGTTGCGCTGCGGGACGCTCTCACCCGTAATGAGGCTAGTTTTTTCCGCACCAAACCGCTGGCCTTCACCAAACGAGCGGATAACGTTTCGCGCCGACTGAAAGCCGTGTCCGTCTTGCAGCCAAAACCGTTTCATGCTGCGCATTGGTGTCACGTAGCAACGGCAGCCGGGATGATGTGGGATTTGCTTCCTGGCTTCCTCGATCGAATAGGGCGAGCCCGCCGCCATGTCCTGGCAATTTTCGCAGACGCCCTCGTCTTCCATCGTGTGGATGATTACCTGTTCGCCGGGCGCGAAAAAATCTTTTTTGCCCCCGAACAAGCCGGACACTTCCTCGGCCACATCGATGGTGCGCAGGAGCAAGTCCTGGATGCTCGGCACCTTGATCTCAAACATCAAACATACTTGGTGTAGGACGACAGCAAATCTCGGACCTGCTGCGATGGTCCAGACGGTGACGAGCCCATGCCCTTGCGCACTGGATCGTAATAGATCACCCGGCTTTCCTTGTGGGCGATCATGCGGATATTGCTATCGCCGCGTTGCGCGGACCAGTATTCGTCGCGGATCATTAGCAGCGCGGCTTGACGCAGATCGGGCGGCGATTCAAACGGCAACTCATATCCGGCCGTGTATGTGACCTGAACGGGAGCGAGCCACTTCGCTCCGCTGATCGTCATTAACCGGCCCGAGTGGGTGTCGAGATCGTAGGTTGTTGGATCAACCGTTGCGCCCTGTGCTGATATCGCGGCAACATTTGTGATCGGATAGCGATCAAGAAACAACCGTGGTGTGTCAATCTCGCGGAAAGTTTCAATGACGCTTTCTTTGGCAAAGACACGGTTGCACAACGTCGCAACCGCCGCCGACGAACGGCGGATGATGAAGTCCAGCATATCGTCATTGGAGTCGTCGAGCAGCTTAAGCGAAACCTTTGTCTCGTACAGCGTGACTAGTGAAAGCTCATTGGCCTCCGCTGTCACGAGAACGCTCGACTGCATCAGCGTGCTTCCATGTTAAATTGGTCGAGCAGACCGCGCAGCGACAAGACCGGCCCTTTGCTGCCGTCACTCATCAGCGGGATGGCGGAATAGTTCGCGATCTCCCAGGCGATAATCTCAAGACCAGGTTCGCCGGGTTCTCCGCGCGCGCCAGGCGTGCCCGATAGACCGCGCTCGCCCCGCTCACCGCGATCACCCTTTTTGCCTTTCGTAGGCCCGAGTTTCCAGTCGGGGCCGGGACAGACGCCAGGATTGTCAACGCGCGCAATGAACCAGCTACTGTCGAGAGTTACGACGTCGAGGACTTTATATTTGTCATCCCGGCTATAAGTGCCACGGATCGTAAACGAGCGGCCGTCGACGCCAGCGGCGGCGATACAGACCCAATCCGCGTGCTCTGGTGAATTGGCGGTATCGGCTTTGGCCTGGTACGTGCCGCCTCGGAACGTCACCACGTCGCCCGCGTAGAAAACCCCTGCCGCCCATTCACCTTTGATGCTTTGCAATTTGCCCGGATTGCCGGGCTCGCCCTTCTCGCCGCGCTCACCGTGCGGACCGGCTGCGCCGGATAAGCCGCGCAATCCCTGCAGCCCCATGGGGCCGCGCTCGCCAGGAATGCCGGGGATACCTATTTCACCGCGCTCGCCGCGCTCGCCCTTCTCGCCGCGCTCGCCCTTGGTCGATTGTCCGACCGGACCGATCTCACCGCGCTCACCTTTTTCGCCAATCTTGCCGCGTTCGCCGGGTATGCCGTCCAGGCCTTTCAGCCCCATTTCCCCGCGCGGGCCCAGTTCGCCCTTATCGCCGCGCTCACCTTTTTCACCGCGCTCACCGGTTTTGCCATCGTTGCCAGGCAGACCGCGTAAGCCTTGCAGGCCCATTGCCCCGCGCGGCCCGACGTCTCCCTTTTCGCCGCGCTCGCCGGGGGCACCGGGGGTGCCGGGCTCTCCGCGTTCGCCTTTTTCGCCTTGCGGCCCCGCGATGCCGGGCTCGCCTTGTTCGCCCCTTTCACCTCGCTCACCTGGATCTCCCTTTATGCCGCGAAGACCTTGCGTGCCCATGGGGCCGCGCTCGCCTTTTTCGCCCCGGCCCGGATCTCCCTTTTCGCCTTTATCGCCGCGCTCACCGTCTTTGCCGTCTTTGCCGTCCACGCCGTCGCGTAAGGTTGTAATTTTCTCGAGCAGCTTTTGTTCGAGTTCGCGAAAACGCATTTCCTGCGTCAGCAACTGTGTCTTCGATTCCGCAAAATGATGCTGCGCGTCCGAGATCAGCGATGCAATGCGTAGCGCGGCCTCGCGCTCGATGCGGCCCGCGATCGTCCCAAGCTCATCAGCCAGAAGCTCAAAGGGAGAGGCTGCGGGCATGCGATGATCGGAGGCGTCGGAGGAGATTCTCTCGTTCGGCATCATTCATGCCCCGTGTTTCATCACTCGGCGCTGTGTCTCTTGCCCCAGGCTGTGGCCCTGCGGCCGGTGGCGCGGGCGGCGCGGATCCTGGACCTGGTGCTGACGGGATCCCCGACGCGGCCGATAGCGGAACGACCTGCTGCTGTACGCGGGGTTCGTCGCCATACTTCACCGGCTTGTAACCTTCCTGGGCGCGCGCTTCGTTAGGCGACAGAATGCCGCCCTGCACTCCACGCACAAACGCATCGATGCGATCCTTAAACGCCGATCTCAATAACGCCGAAGTATCAAATTCAACATACTCGTCAGGCTGGCCGTCCAATTCGAATAATTTGCCCCAGGCCTCTTCAATATGGTTGAGGGCAAACCCCAAGCCCGATGCGATCCAGGTTTGCATGAGGACTTCGGTCGAGCCCTGCATTGTGCTGCCGAGCCCGAGAATTTGCAGCGGGATCCGATAGGCCAGCGCGATGCGCTGCTCGGTCATTTTCATAACGTCGACAAGCTGTGAATCCTCGGCAGTGAAGGCCAATTGCTGTGGCTTAAGGCCCGCTGTGAGAATTGGCGTGCCGCCCCGGCCGAGGCCCTTCGACTGCTCGTCCCATCGCTCGCGCAACAGGTTGACCTGATCCTTGTCGAGGACCATCTCGGTTGTGAGCACCGCGCTCGGCCGAGCCTGGTTTTGATAAAACTGCAGTTGCTGCGCCACGATCGCGTCGGTCATGGCGAGATCGCGCGCCACGGCGATCAACGGGCTCTCGCCGCGAAGGATGTTGCTGGTCGTCACCGAGTTGCGCGGCGGCACATGCAGCCGCACATGCAGCACATCTCTTTGCGGAACGAAGAGTGGATATTCCTCGGCGGCCCCGGCCAGCAACCGGCGCACGATTTCATTGCCGTTAAGCTGGTAGAACACTTCACCGGTTTCCGTCACCCATGCGCAGCACTGGCGCGGATCCATCAGGTGAAGTTCGGTGATCTCGTAGCGCGAATTGCGCAGCGCCAAAGCGTAGGCGTTGCCGTTGATATAGAGCGACCGGGTCGAGTTCAGCATGAAGTCGGAAATACTGTCGTAGCCGTTGGGCCTGCGCAGGATCCGCGACAATGCCGAGTTCGTTATTCGCTCGCGGCCGCCATTCTCATGCGTGACCCAATGGTCGCCGGGACACATCGCCACCGTCTGCGAATAAGCGGAGACGCAGGCCTCCACCAGCGCAGACGGTGCGTATGATTCGACGTTGTAGCCTTGCTGCCACCAATTCCAACTGTCACCAACGCCGGACGGCAGCCAACCTCCGCTATACGGCAACAGCCACGGGCCGCCCCGTGGCTGTCCTTCTGCGGCCCGCCCGATCAGTGAGCGGGTCATCCTCGAAAGCCAATTGGCCATCAGGTTTTCGGTGTTGCCGCGCGCGTTTGATAAGGTGCGCCGCCGCCTGGCTTGGCTTCCGCGTGCTTGCTCTTCGCGGCCGGATTTTGCGCACCCGTCGTCTGCTCCGGGGAGCCGTCTGGTTGTTTTTCGTCAACCTGCTTTCCAGCCGCAGCCAGATCGTTTTCTTCTTGCGTCGGTGTCGGGTTCGACTTGTTCTGCCGCTCCATCGTCTCGGCGTTGATCTTTTCTTTTTTCTCTTGGTTGGTCTTCACCTGAGCCTCGGCCTCTTTGTCCTGCGCTTCACGACGCTCGCGGTTCGACTTATTGGCCTCCTCCTGCTGGCGACGTTCAGCGTCCGTCATCGCGTGCCCGACACTCGGATTGGCGTGCGGGTGGGTTTTATCTTCAGCCATAACAATTTCTCCTGTTTTGCGGGTTCTCAGTGAAAGAACAAACTATCGTTTGGCTTTCTGCGTTCCCGTGCCCGCCACCGTGAACGTAAATGTCAACTCGTTGCTGGTCTTGTCGGAATTGCGAACCAGCACGGGCACGTCTGCCGGAACAACGAACAAGGATGGCTTTACGCCGGTCCTGACTTGGGTGGTGGACATAACCGTCGTCGGCTCATCGTAGCCGTTCATGACGATGACACTGCCGGGGGTGAACCCAGTACCGTTGACCGTCATGGTGATGTCTGCCGCGTCACCGGCAACTGCCGACGCTGGCGACAGCGAACTGAGAACCGGCGCTTGCGCTGGCGGGATTAGATCTGGCGGAATGTCCGGCCTATCAGGCTCACCGTGCGGATATTGGACCGGCGTGCCGTCCCATTCATGCACGTTGGGGACAACGCCAGCCGCAGCCAGATCGTTTTCTTCTTGTGTGGGCGTGGGCTGCACGACGCCATCTCCGACGCCGCGCGGTGATGCTTGTGCGTTCTTTGCGCCTTTGAATGCTTCCATACCGGTGGGCTTGACTGGGGCCATGGCGGATATTCCTTACTGTTGGATCGTCGGCGGCGGCCGATGAAAGCCGCCGCCAGTTTTTGCTGGATCAATTCCAGGTCATCGCTGTCGTCCACTGGACGCAGCCGGTACGACGCATGGCCCAATTGAGGTCCATGATCATACGGATGCCAATGGTGTCGGTCTGCCAGAGCGAACGTGCCGGGGCCGCGACCGTGGGAGGTGTACCAACCGTTGAAATTTGCAACGGCGTAGTATCTTCCATGTGCAGAACAGCCTGATCGCTCACATCGAAGCGCGGCGTATCACCGGTCGCGGTGATGAAGTCTGCCGCGTCAACCAGGAACATCGTATCAACCGGGCAGGTCGTCGAGGTGATCAACGAATAGCCCATCAACGTACCAGCGGAGATCTCATCCAAGAACGGGAATGAGCCGCCCGCTGCCGCCTGTGTCAGTGAGATCGCCAGCGCGTCTGCCGGGTTCATGATCCACGTCGGCGCACGAAGGTTGCCCCTCGTTGACGTGATCAATGCACCGATCAGGGCTTTGAGATCGCCAATGACAGCGGCGATGGCACCGCCCGCCGTCGCCGTGATAGCAGCAATGCCGTTCTTCAAACCGGCCGGACGTGTCGTAGTGGCCGGGTTTGCATCGATCAAGATCGAGTCGATAGCAACTGCCGTGTCTTCCAAGATCGCCTGGCGCACGATGCCCTCGATCGAAGGCGTCGAGTGCTCGGTGATCTCTCGTGTGAGCGTCGTGATCACGCCGAGCTTCTTTGGAGTGAGCGTGATCGCCGTGAATGCACCCTGACGCACCGGGATTGGTGCGCCTTGCGCAAAGAACGATCCAGCAATTGTCGTTGCCGAGTTACGAGCAGGCAGCGAGATCGTGCCGTTACGGCCAAAGGTGAAAGAGCCGCCCTTGGCAGCAAGTTTCGGATAGATCGAAAGCGGCATCAGCGCGTTAATGAACTCACCGATAACGGTTTGCACCAGTTCAGTGGCCCATGTCACGGTCGTTGTGTCTGCCGGGATCGACGCTGCCTTGGAGACCATCTGGCCCATGACAATGCGGGTGATGTCGCTCTGATCACCCTCACCGTATGTGTTGCGCAGCACTTGTTCGAGGGTGTACTGGCCCTTTTGATCGTGGTGCTTGAGCGCAACCGTGATAGCCCGGCAAAGATGATCGATAGGCTGCACTTTCTTCGCCGGGAACGCGAACGGCCTGGCATTGTGAATGGTCAGGGCCGTACCGGTTCCGTTACCGTTGTTGCCTTTTCCATCCCCGCCGTTTGCCTTGACCGCCGCCGTCATCAACTTCTGTTCGGCGCTTTTAAGGGCGTCGAGCGAAGCCTGTTGCTTTTCGATCTTTTCGCTGAGTTCTTTTGTAATCGTGAGCGACTCTTCCGTGGGATTTTCGTCGTCCACGTTCTTCATGTGGGTCTCAAGTTCTTCCGTATATTTCGTAATCCTGGCTTGCGTATCCTGAATACGCTGAGCAATCGGAGTCATGTTCTTCGCCTTCCGGTGAAGAGGTGTTTCGGCTTGCTTGCCGTTGGTAGTGCGACGACGCTCGAGCCCACGTCTTTTGATGCCATGCTCGGCAAAGACGAGTTTCATAGTGTCGTCGGAGACATGCAGCGACTTGGCTACTGCAATGGCGTTTGGATTGGCCGGTACGCTGACCAGCGAGGTCTCGACCAATTCCTGTTTGAGATAGATTTCGCCGCGATCGGTGCGCGACCGCGCTTTGCTTTCGATCGGTTTGAAACCAACCGACACCGCGCGCAAAATTCCGGCGTCGACCAGCTTGCGGATTTCATCAATGCGCGGGCTGGTGCCTTCCGGGGCAAATTTTAAGTGGCCGCGCAGCGCATCGCCCACGACGCGCAAGCCACTCCACGAGCCGATTGGAAAGTCTGGATTGTGGTTGAACAGCGCGACTGGATTTTTCGCAAAGTTTGCGAGATCCCAGCCTTCCGCCGCGATCACGTCGCCGTAGCGGTCAGGCGTTGCATCGCTGAGAACAAACTCCATGCCATTGTTGATTTCGGAAGCATGTGTTTTGTGGATGACCGGCGCGCGATTTGGTTTGAGAGCCTTGCCGTCATCATCGCCGCCGTTGTCGTCCCAAATTTGCTGGCAGACATCTTGGTCACCGAGTTCATCGGTGCAACGTTCCATGAAGTCGTCTTCGGATTCGTCATCATCTGGCGCGAGTTGCCTGGTGATGGCCTTCGTCCACAGCGCCTTGTCTTTCCACATTCCGTAGCAAACGGCTGCGGACTGATCGGTACCTTCCTCCGGGTGCTCGTCCTGGCGCTGCTTGATACAGGCGCTGACAAAGTCGCCCTGGTCGTCGTATTTCGACGGATCCGGCATTTGGCGATCTCCTCAAATGCAAACGGCCCGCCGTGCGGCGAGCCGTTTGGGTTTGTTTTCCTGGGGTCTTGTTAAATAGGACTGCTGGGCCTACATAAAGGGCATGAAGGCAGAGATCGACGGTGTGAAGTTTCAGTTACGTTTGGACGCGGACGGCAACCCCTACGTCCTGAAGCGTTTTAAGCGGACCGACAGTTACGGCCGTTGGATTTGGGCCACCGTTTGGGCCAATTGGCACAAAGGGTTACCGACTGGGATCCGCAAACGCGCGATCGAGGCCATGGGCTTTACCTGGAGACGCGATACGAGCCCGGCACACTGGGAGCGATGCCAACCAATACAAGAGGAGCTATAGTGATGTGAAAGGAGAAACTGATGTCACCTAAGTACGGGGCCTTTGAGTCCAACCCGGCCCGCTACACCAATTATGAGGCCTGGGTTTTATTCGACAATGAATGGCGGAAGATGAATGCTGCCGAAGTTTTGAACAGCGCGCGGCCGATGAGCCAAGCCAAATTCATGGAAAACTTCGGTAAAGTCCCCGATCTGCCAGCCACGGCATTTCAAGAGGCTTGATCCGCAGCCGCTTTCATATACGCGGCCTTCCAGTCGGCCGGATAATTTGCGGCAACGCTGCCATACAGCGCCTGTTGCGCTGCGACCAGGCTGTCGTATTTTTCTTTGTCGGCCGGATTTTTGCTCGAAACGAGATCGCGCGACTGCACGTAGAGATCGTGACCGCCGCCGCCGCCTTTTTCCTTTGATGACTTTGCATTGGCCATGTTGGCGTCCATCATCTGCACTTCAGCGATGGTGCCGTTGGGCATGCGCACGTTGGCGGTGCGATCAAAATAGCCGAGATCCGTGAGCTTCCAATTCTCGTGCGTCACTTCAAAGCGCTTGCCGAGTTCGGCCGCGATCTGATCGGCCTGCTCTGGCTTGTTGATGATGAATGTCGCGCGCGCTACGTCACTGACCCTGGCCGCAACGCCGCCGCGTTCGGCTATCTTGACCTTGGTCCGCGCAATACCTTCGGCGTCTTTGGTCTTGACGCCGGGATCCTTAAATTGAACGCCGTATTTTTCACCGATCGCTCGGCCGACATCGCCCAATTGCTTTTGCGCTGGCGGTGCTGCCGCGACGAGTTGATCGAGAGTTTTAATTGGAGATGCATCGGCCCACTGTTGTTTGACGGCCCTAACCGACTTGTCGGATCCAGAGACTTTGACGCCAGGACTATAGCCGGAAACGGTTGCGTGTGCTGCACCGCCGCCACTTCCTTCGTCACTACCGCCATCACCGCCGCCAGCGTCTGTCCAGCGGCCTTGTTCGTCGCGCGGCTCGTCGTCGGAATATCGCTGCAGCAACTTATTTGCGCGCCGTAATGCCGCCTTGGTTTTGGTTCGGTTCGCGTATTGGTTTTGCGCCTCGGCGCGTTTGCGCGCGCGGATCTCATCCAATCGCCCGGCGTTCTTTGCTTCGGTCGAGAGCCAATGCGGTAGCTCTTCGTCAAGCTCCATCTCGAGGATGTCGATGACTTTGCTCATGCGGCGACCCCGCCGTGCTTCATTGGCACCTCGGTAAATTCTGGCGCGCGACCCTTCCAGGCATCCCAACCGACCCACGCCGTACCTGCGACCACAACTTCGTGCTCGCTATGCACATTGATGCCGTAAGCCGGGACTGAGACGACTGCTGTGCGCGGCACTTCGGCGCGCAGCACGACGCGGCCGGTAGCGCCATCCCAGTCGTTCGCTACTTTTGGATCCGTCGTGGTCGAAGCCGCACCGTTTCGTCTTACCGAGATATCCGGGTACTTGTAGTATTCGCGCCCGGCCGGTGATTCCACTTTCTCGAGCGGCTCGGGCGGATTTTCCTCCTCCTTCACCTTCACAAAATTGTCGGCCTGGTCCTTCGTGGCAAAATACCGCGTGTCGCCGTCAGTGCTGCGCGCCCGCCACATATTTCCAGAAGCCCCGGCCTGTTCAGGCGCTACAGGTGGGGCGCTGACGCTCGTTTGATTAACTTCAGCTATCGACCACGTCGGTGCAGGACTGATGTTGACGCCGCGATATACGCTGACCGTTTGGATCCCTGCTTTGTCGAGCAGATATTGCGATGTTTCCCATTTGCCGCGCACATAGGCCTTGACGCCGTTGAAGCCGCCAATGGCTTTATATTCTGTATCGGCGTCGGCAATAACCTGCTGAGCTTTTAAGTCTTCATGCTCGCGCAGCTTGCCGCCAAGCTCCTCGGCAACAGCAACCTGTAAAAGCTTGCCGCCGTTGCTGGTCGAGCTTGATTTCCAGGCGCTCCACAATTCACGATCGACGTTCTCGACTTTCGTTCGCGCAGCGTCGATGTCCTTAACGATACCGCGCTCTACCAGAACCTGGGCGGCGCGCTCGATCGATAATTTTTTGGCGATCGCTTGGGTTAGCTTGTAATCCGTAGCCGATCCGCCCTTCTCGAGCGGATCAAATGTTTGCGGCAATTGATTAAGCTTGACGTCTTCTGCTGGCGACGACGCACCTTCGACGATATCAGTATTGTGCAACACCCAATTGTATTTTTCGTCATCGTCCATCGATGACCAGCTTTCCTCCATGTATTCTTTGACGGAGTCTGCCAGGTAATCGGGCGGCTCGAGATCCTTTTCGACATCTTCGGCTTGCTCGTTGAACGCCTCCGAGATCGCGCCGATCAGGCTGATACGGTCGAGGGTATTCAGCGCCGTAATGCCGCTTTCGATGCCGGGCAGATCCTGCTGATTGGCCAGTTGTGGCGCGAGAGCCTTTTCGTCGAGATCAAAACTGGTGCCCTTTTCCTTTGGGTAGTGGCCAGTGTCGTGCTCGATCGTCAGCGCATCCATTATTTGTTCGTTGGTATAGGGGATGTCTGGCTTGCCCTCTTCGGTGCGATCCTCACGCCAACCGTCGATTGCGTCTTTGACCCATTCGGTTTCGTCGCCCGATTGGTAGTCTTGTGCGACTTTGTAGCGCGCATCGTCGGGAGCAGTTTCGGATTGCCAATTGTCTACTTCGCTTTGAAAATAACTGTCGTAATTCGATTTCTGGAATTGTTCCTCGGCATCGTCCTGCTGGCTGCCGCTCAGCGTATCCCAGCTATCCGGTGCGACCGGCTCATCATCATCGGGAGACTCGGACGGGGCCGCTACACTGACTTTCCCGCCGATTGCTTCCTTGACGATCGTATCGAGTGCCGAGTGGGCCGCAACGTACTCCTGCTCCAAACGCGCGGCCGTCTGTTTATTCCACTCGTCGCCGCCGACTGCCGTGACCGTTGGGTTCGGCGCTTTCTCGGGCGCGGCTGCTGCTCCGGTCGCGCTGCTTTCGTCGCTGCCGCCGTCGCTGCCGCCAGCGTCGGTCCATTTGCCTTCTTCATCGCGCGGTTCGCTTGGGTCGAACGTCTTCGTTCGCGCCAGCGCCACACCAAACGTGAAGGCGGCCTCTTCATCGTCCAGCACTGATCGATGCATATCAGGCACCACGCGCGGCGTAGTTGCCGTAGATATTCACCCAGCCTTCATCGCTGCGCTCTACTTTCGTGACCGTGAAGTTGCCCTCATCGAGAAGCAGTTCGTGCTCCTTGTATTGCGAGTATTTCGTCATATCGATGACCGGTGTGTGCGCGGGTAACTCCATCACCATGGCGATGTGCGCAGCACTCGCGCGCGCGAAGTTTGTCGCGTCCTTCCACTTCGTTGTTGTGGATTGAAAGCCACCAAGTGGCAGTTTCTGGCCGACGAGCTTGTCAGCGTTCTTATCGAGATCTTTGGCGACTTTGCCGGGCGCAATGATTCGAAACACAGTCCCCGGCTTGCCGATCTCGTTCTTCTTCATCGCGCCCCTGATGGTGTCGACCTGGGTCTGCAATTCCTTCCGCGTCTTTTCCGAATACTTGCTCTTGTCGTCCGCGCGCATGAACTTGTTTATTTTTACGGAGCCTTCAGTCGCCGTGTAGGCCTTGAGCGTTTGTTTCTCTGTGTCTGTGTGTGCCGACGACGGCGCAGCGCCGCCCGCTGTGGCATCGCCGCCGCCATCACCACCCCCGGCATCTGTCCATTTTCCTTCTTCGTCGCGGGGCTCGCTTTCATCAAAGCGCTGCGACCATTCGTTTCGTTTGTTTTCGGACTCGGTTGCCGCGCCGAACTTTTTCGCCTCTTCCAGCAGTTTTATGATGTCGATATTGACACGGGCCACCCGCGTCTTTGCGCCGCCGAGCTTGTTATCCTCGGCATCATTGGCGATCTGCGCCGCCCAATGATGGTGCCCGTCTAAAATATAATTGTCTTTCGAGACGACCAGGCGCTTGGCTTTTTCATCCGGGTCGTCGCGCAGTTGCTGCGCCATCTTGGCAACCTTTGCGCCATTCAACTCATTTTGAGTGGCGCGCAGATGATCCGATCGTTCCTCGAGCTTTTGTTCTTTGTAGCCCTTGTCCTTCAAATACCGCCGAAATTCTTTGGTCTGCTTTGGACTAAGCTGCGGCATCTCCGGGCGCGGCACGCCCTTGCTGTCGGCACAAAACAGATTTGAACCGGCCACACTAACATTACACAGATTGAAATTTGGAGCCTTGCCGCCCAGCGCCTTCATTTCCTTGGCGACCTTACCAAGGTGCTCGATCAGGACGCTGACACCACGCGGCTGATTGAGCACGACCGGACGGTTCTCATAGAGAGCGCGCGCCGCATCGTAGACGTTGCTGGTGTGGATTTTTCCGTCTGGCTTTAAGACGGCGTCTTTGGAATAGCCATGGCCGATGTCACTGCCGCGAACGTCACCGCCGCCATCGCCCGCCTCGCCGCCGCCGTCACCACCACCACTGTCGGTCCATTTCCCTTCGTCGTCGCGCGGCTCGCTTGGGTCGTAACGTTGCTCCCACTCGTGCGGGTCGATGAGTTCGGTGCCTGGGATGTGCTCGCCGTCATAAGGAACGATCGCGGCACCCTCTGCCATCGCCAGGGTGATCGCGTCGTAAGCCTTGAGGACATGGGAGCGAACGTAGATCCGCCGCGCGGATTTAGCGGTGTCGGTCTCGGCTAGTTTCGGACCCCACCGATCACGAACCCCTTGCCAGATTTCTTGGCTGCCTTGAACCGGGGATTCGTCGATATGAGCTTGGTATACGTCTCGCGCGCGGTCTCTTTGCTCGCGGTCTGTGCCTTCGTAGCTGTCGGTGCCGATGAACTCACCGTGGCCGAAGTGGACTTGGACGTCTGCGTCATATCGCTGTGCTGCTTTCTCAATGGCCGCCGACTGCGTGTTGTCGAGATCGGCAACATACACCGTCGCGCCGGTTGCAGTCGGTACTAATGTATGGTTCGCGAGCCCATCTTCAAGTAATTTGTCATGGATTTCTTTAAGGTTACCCTGCGCTTCGAATTGCGCCAGCACGCCATCGCCTTGATCCCGCTGCTGAAAAACAAGGACGTTTTTTTGGTCCGCTAAATAGCCCTTCATCGATCCGGCCAGGATCATTTTGTCCCAGTCGCTTTTACCGATGACGTCCAGCACCGAATTTTCAGCGCCGTCCGCCCAGGCCCCGACGATGTCGTGTGACTTTGCCTGGACGTCTAGCTGGTGATTGATGTCGTCCGATGCGTCGTGCAAGACGCCCTGGCGCGGACTGCCGAGGGCCTTGACCGCGCCATGAAAGTCGAGATTGCCAACATTGGGTGAGACAAATTCATACCCGGATCCGCTGTCGTCGTCGCCCCCATCACTGCCGCCGCCAGCATCCGTCCACCGTCCCTGCTCATCGCGCGGTTCGTCGTCGCTGTACTTGGTCAGCATGGAATTATTGCGACCGCCGCAGCGGCTGTATGACGCGCATGTCCAACGCAGGACGTAAATGCACGATGCCGATAGTGCTTACCGATACTCCGGTCGAGCCGAGATAGACTTTCAGTTCATGGTAATAAAGCTCGGGCTTAAGATCGTAGGTGTCATCTGAGTCCAAAATGACATTGACGCCACCAGGCTCGAGCACGAGGCCGCTCGTAAGATTTTTGTCGAGGATGCTGTCGGAGTAGGCTGTCTTTGCCAGCCACCATTCCATGGTGCAGCCAGAGGGGTCGAAAGCGGTGCCGTCTTCATTCTCGAGCTTGATGAAAACTGTTTTGCTTTCACCGATATACATATCGAAGTCTTGATTGCGTTTGCTCACCGCGATCCCTCGAGATTGATGACTTTGGTTATGCTACCGAGCAGACTCGCGGCGACGTCGACGACGCCATCAACATTTTCTGTCGCATCGACCGAGCCATCGACGTCGGCCGTCATGTCAACGCTGCCGTCCACGCTCTCCGTCAGATCAATCAGGCCGTCGAGGAATATGTCGGTAACGCCTGTACCGACGATCATCTGACCGAGGGCGTTGGCAGCCCCAATGCCGATCGCAATGCCGACGCTTTCGGCCGACGATTGGCCGACCGCCGCAGCATCACCGACGCCATCGGCGGCCCAGTTAGAAACAGCGCTCGCCGTCCCGGTCGCAATCGCCGCACTGGTTGCGACGGCCGACGCGGTTGCTGGCCTAAACCCAACACCGATGCCGGTGGCCGCGCCGACACCAGCAGCATTGCCGACTTCTAGTCTGATGCCGGTGCCGACCGCGATGGCCACACCGATGCCGGTGGCGCTCGCAGCGGATGCGGCGACACTGCTGCCGGTCGCCGTCGCAGCGGAGGTTCCGGCAGCAGTGCCTGCCGCTGGCTTGACGCCAACACCGATCGCGGCTGCGCTGCCGATGCCAGAACCAGTGACCGCTGATCCTGCTACACCGATGCCAGCCGCAGTAGCAGTGCTGACACCAACTGTTGCGCCAGCGGCAAATCTTATAGCGCTGCCGGTTGCAGTAGCGGTGCCGACAGCGTCTGAAGTTGCTCGCGATCCGGCCTGGGTAAAGCCGCTCGCTCCACCGATGCCCGCCGCAGTGCCAGCGGCTGCATAAAGTGCCGCGCCGGTTGCGGTGGCGCTGCTTGTCCCAGCCGCCGCGCCGATGCCAGCGTCGAAGACAAGACCAATCGCGGCCGCAGCGCTGATGCCAGCGGCCGTCGCGGTTGCTGGTTTTAATCCAGTCCCGCTCGCCGCTGCCGTGCCAGCGCCTGCCGACGTCGCCGCGCCTGCATCGAAAGTCAGGCCGGTCGCAGCGGCTGCACCAATCCCTGGCGCGGTAAATGTACTCGGACGCAGTCCGGTGCCAACAGCGGAGGCCGCGCCAGTACCGGCAGCAACGCCAGCGCCGCCGACAAACACCACGCGCGCCGCAGACGCGGCACCAATACCGGCCGCCGTAGCAACGGCGGCGTCGAAAGCTATTTCGGCTGCAGTGGCCGAACCGAGACCAGCGGCAGTGCCTGTGCTAGCGGCAGTGCTCGAGCCTGCTGCGGTGGCCGAACCGAGACCTGCAGCAATACCGACATTGGTTCCGGCCTGACTGCCGACGCCGGACGCAGCGCCAATGCCAGCAGCGACACCAGCGCCGATAGCAAACTCTAGGCCGATCGCCGCCGCCGCGCCGCTACCCGCTGAAGTGGCGACGGCTAACTCGACGGCGGTGCCGGTTGCCTGCGCCGTACTTGTGCCAGCGGACGCTAGAACACCGGCAAAAAAGCCTGTGCCAACTGCGGTGCATGCGCCAACGCCAGATGCAGCGCCAACGCCACTGACAACAGTGATGGTCGAAATCGGTGTTTCAGAAACCAGCGCGCCGTAGACAACAAATTCGTTAGTGCCGGTTTCGTGGACAAGAACGGCACCGCTTGGCGTGGCAACAACGTACTGCCTTGTGGCAACGACAACTGTCGGCGCAATGCCGACACCAGTCCCCGCGCCAGTGGAAGACGCAACGCTGGCAGCAACACTGCTGCCAGTCGCCGCTGCAGTGCTAGTGCCTACAGCAGTGGCAACAGCAGGCAATAGCGCAATGCCTGTTGCCGCTGCTGTGCTCGTACCAGCGGAAGTTACTATGCTGGCAGCGGTGCTGAACCCGGTTGCCGCCGCAGCACCGATACCTGCGGCATTACCAACATTGCTACCAAGCTGCGCGCCGATCGCGCCCCCGGCACCGATGCCCGATGACTGACCGATGGCTGCGAAGAACGATAGACCGACGATGCTTGTCGCGCCAATGCCGGTGGCGGTTGCCGTCGTTGTGTAGAAAGCTACCCGCGCAGCCGTTGCCGCACCAACCCCGGCAGCAGTACCGACACCAGCCGCGAAACTTTGACCTGTTGCGGCAGCGGTGCTTGTGCCAGCGGCAGCGCCGACACCGGCAAATACCGCCACTCCGTTCGCCGCCGCACTGCCGACACCAGAAGCCGCGCCAGCACCAGCGCTTGACGGCACGAAAGTAATACTAGGGCCGCGAACCTCGACCCAAGAAACAAAAACTCTTGGGACGATTGCGACACCAGTTGCCGCAGCGCTGGATGTACCACTCGCGGTGCCGACACCAGCAACAATTGCAGCGCCCGCCGCAGTGCCACCGCCGATGCCAGCCGCAGTCGCAGAACTCTGCGCCGTGAAGGCAGACGTAACGACAGTGGATGCACTGGCCCGGAAGGCAACGTCGCTGGTGTTACCGCCGCTGGATCCGGTTATTTCCCATTCACACTGAACAAACAAATACTCATTGTTCAGCGTGACCGTGGCACCGGGCGTAAAGGTAACTACCGAAGTAACGTCAGCCGTGGTCGATAGCGTTGTCGTTGTTGTGCCGACTAGCACCGAACTCGTTATCTGTGTGGCACCTGTCCCAGCAGCGTTGCTAGAGCGCCAAAGCCTGACGCTAAGCCGCCCTATTTGGGCGGACACCACAGTGGCGCGAACGGCAAACGTAATAACCCAATTAGCGTTAGCAAAAATACCAGTAATCGGATTTTCTGACCGCCAACTATCACCACTTGCTGGCACCGCTGCAGTAGTCAGGGCATTCGTTGTCGAAAATGTACCGGAGGCTCTTTTGGTGCCGTAAAGCAGCTTGCTGAAATTAGCCGTTGCGAGCTTGGCAACGGTCCAGCCCGTTGTCATTGTTGTTGCGCCGGGGTCCGTCTCCGACAGAGACCCAAAGCCGTTGACCGCAACGTCTTTCAGAAAATATTTATTCGCTGCCATCTATCCACCGCCAGGTATAGGTGCAGCGCGGGTAAGCGGCGACGTGTTCAGGAATTGTCGGCCACACATTGCAGCCGTTGAGATAATAAGGATTGACGCCGTGACCTCTGCAATGCCGCGTCCCGTCCTGCCTTACAATGCCAAGCAGCGGGCACATACCATCTGGCGCGTCTAACCACTCACCGGGCATGGGATTGCCACGGCAACAGTCGCCACAACGGCAACATTCACCTTCCCGTACCCATGCCATTGCATACTCAGCTTGCCTGAAATTCTATGAACAGGTTGGTGAAGTCGGTGATCGCCGCGAGATCGGTGCTGGTCAGCGTCTGCGTTGCGGTTTGAAAACTAGACGTTATTCCAGCGCCGCTATGAACCCACGACGTAATCAGTGTCGTGCCCTGCTTCAGTGACACCGTAAGAGTATATCCTGCTGCACCAGCAGCGAAACGATATGAAATGGTGACAGGATCGCCAAGCGCCGTTCCCGCTGTCGGGTCAGACAAACTAAACCGCGCCACCGATGAATTAGGTGGCGCTGGCGACTGGATATAATCCGCATCGCTGTAAGGTTGTTCGTCAATCGAGAGATAGATGTTCGTGCCGCTGCCGGTTTGGTTCGTCCAGTCGCTGATACTGGTGTCGGAATTTGGCGACAGAACCTGAACTACAATTCCGCTGGGCCAGCCTTGAACACCAAATGCCTGTTGACTGAAAGCATTAAGCATTCGGATACCAAAATGCCCAAGGATCGCAGGCCCACGCCACCAATTCTTTCATGCTCATAAAAGTCGAGGACCACATATGCGGGCCGTAAAAACCGTCCATGCCGTTTTGGCTTCCCGGCCCAAAGCAGGATGCGCCGCCAGTGCCGCCGAGCGTATTGAAGCCACCCGTGCCCATCACTTCGGTAACGATCTGGCCGGTGACTAGATCGATGCTGACAATATTGCAGTAGTCAACGCTCTTTACCCAACTCACTGCATAGAAATAACTGTGATAGTTGACTGGAAAGAATGCTTGCCCTGTCGGCCCGATGTAAATAACTCCGACAAAATTTAACTTGAACTGGTTGTTGGAGACGCTAGCAAATGCCCCAACACTGTTAGCGCCGCCGCCATTGTTAGCAAAAACTCCAGTGTCCCCGGCCGGTATCGTCTGCGACACAAACCCGCCAATCGTGAATGCCTCGCCAGCAGCGTATGGAATTGGATCAAACACGCTTTGTTGCTGCATGAAGTAGCTGGGCACATTGACGCATGGACCAAGCAAGCCGTGATTGAATGCGTTGATCGCCCCGCTATTGAGCGTAAGTGTACCGGGCTTACCCGTCAGAAGATTGACGTAGTTATTGCCACGCGGTGTGCCGGAAAAGCGGACGTTATTTGCCGCCCGGTGATTGGGATTGATGCGCGGTGCCGCACCAGTCGGGAAAGCCAGAGGGTTGCGCGTTAACAGCCGCGACATTCATGGCGTCTGCATGTTGACTGGCGCGGCTCTGATGAGATTGCCAGTCGCAGCCAGCGTCTGACCAATATTGTTCTGGATACCGACTTTGTATTTCACTGCTGGCACCAACACGAGACCGCTCGCTCCCCATGTCGTTGCCGCACCTATGGTTGTCGCCGGTAAGGGGAAAAAGAAATCCGCTGGACGTGGCGGTGGTACGCTACTTTGCTCAAATGTCGTGCCGCCGTCCCAAGAACGCAGGAACCATCCGGCAATAGCTGCGCTTCCGGTTAGCACGGAACCTATCGCACCAAGCGTCAGAAACAATTCTGCCCACGCTGCCTGTGCAGAATTGACGTTGCTGAAGATGCCAGACGCGCCGCTGACCGAAGACACCACATAGGAAGTGTTGGTCAGCGAAGCCAGTTCAGACGTATCCGCCATCAATGTGAAAGCAGACGCCGCGAGTCCGTTGTTGCCAGTGCCGGGATTCCATTTGAAGTCTGCAACCATCAGACCAGCCCCGCCGCTGCCGCATCATTCAGGCTGACTGGACCGTTGAGTCCGCCGCCTCCCTTGGCTATCGGTGCAGTTGCCCACGGCACCAGTGGGGCATCAAAACTATCGGTATACGGCTTTAGATTTGTTTGCGTCTTTGAGCCAGCAGGAAACGTCGCGAGCCACAACGCTCGCGCATTTCCGTTTGGAGAAAAATCTATGTGCTCTAAAGCGAGATTGCGCTGGATCGGCGTTTGCTTAGTGGCCTGTAGCGCATTGTATTCTCCGCGATCTGTGCGGTTATAAATTTCCGTCGCCGGTACGGACGTCATTGGGAGCGGATCACCAACAACAGTTTGCGCGTTGATCCAATCGCATTTTGACTGCGTTGTGCCAGCAGGAGCCGACGCCCATTTGGTTTTCAGCGCGTCGTAATAGGCCACTTAGCTTCCTCCTCAACTCAATGACGCAAACGGATCAAGATAGATGCCGTTGGTCATCGAT